TCAGGAGCATTTCTGATTAACGCCACCGTTAAGAATCCACCCCTCAACAGCTTCACGAAGGTATGATTTGGGGTGGGTTCTGACTGGCTTCGGAAATCCGTGCCGTTTGGTATAGTTCCAGATTGTCTGACGTGATGAAACACCGAGCTTGTTCATCACTTCTTTCTCAGGAATCAGGCTGGTATCGGTCATCTTAATTCTCCAGGCAAAAAGAAACCGCCATCAGGCGGCTTGGTGTTCTTTCAGTTCTTCAATTCGAATATTGGTTACGTCTTATTCGATGCGCACTCCTGGTATTTCGCCTTTTGATATTGCTAAGTCATAAATTTGCGCAGCACTATACCCATCTCGCATCCATGAATCTAAGGCGCGAACAGTCTCGCTACGCTTTTTATCTTCTCTCTCATTTTTGATATCAACTAGGACATCAACGCAATTAAGGCAAATGTGGATTTTGTCCTTACATTCAATCATGGCGGCTTTACCATGATTTCCGCCACACAGTGAGCATAAATCTTCAGGGTCTGGCTGGTATTTCTGTAACGTTAGAGGGTTGAATGTTGAACAGACCATAATCATCTCCATAAAACAAAACCCGCCGTAGCGAGTTCAGATAAAAGAAATCCCCGCGAGTGCGAGGATTGTTATTGTCTTTTCTTCGTGCATTTGTCGCACTTTCGGCACCATCCAGATAGGCACATCCGTCCGCAATTAACACATATAGGCCACATCATTTTTCCTCTTTTGGTTTATGAATCTGAATGGTCATGCCGCTTTGAGTGGTGACTACAATGACAGAACCAGGCTGAAGACTGTTAAGATTGAATGCTTCGTAAAACGAATCCAAGGCCAGCGCTTTTTTATTCTTTCGGTTCCACCAACGCCATCCCTTGCTACAGGCTACACTGACAATCCACTGTCCACTCCTGTAAGCCATATAAAACCAGATGAGCAAAACCTGAAGGAAGGCTATCCAGTCAATAATCGTATATTTCGCGAAGGAGTCCATCACTTCACCTCCTGCGGCGGTTCTGGTAGCGGCATCCAGTACAAGGCGTTCCCTAACCACGATAAAGTGCCGTCGCTCAACTCCACGTATTCCCCTTGTACCTGTCCTGCCATATACTCGCCGTGCTTTGAATAAATTAAAATCCAATCATCTTGAGCGGGCATTCGCTCACTACAGCTTATCCAACCATCCGGAGTTACCGGATAGTTGCCATTCACAAGGTCAGCTCGAACAAATAGCGTGTCATCATGGTGCTGATTGTGGCTGCACCACGTTAATTCGCTTAACTCGCCATCTTCTGGCCATACTCCAGCCGTTTGCAGCCAGATATGGGCTGGCGCATCCTGGCAAGGTGTATTAACTGGAAACTTGTAAGTTTGGCTTACAGGTTCGGCTTCCAGCGATGCCAGTGCAATCCGTGCCAGTTCCATTTGTTCGCCACGGGTAAGTCCGTTTTCAAGCGGATTTTTAATGAACAATTCGATACGTTCTTTAGTGATAGTGCTCATATCACTCTCCTTTGATGCGAATGCCAGCGGCGCGCTCGGCTTTACTTTGTTCCCAAAACCACTCGTGAAGCTCCATAAGCTTTTCGTCAATCGGTGCATATTTGCGATTAAAGTAGGCCTGAGCATCTTTCTCAGATTCGTCCGGCAATTCGCCTGGGCCAAACAGTGTGTTATAAATCCATGCCAGTCCGCTCTTAGCGTCGCCAGTTGCCTGCCATTCTATAATGGCAGCCTGCATGACCAGAATGTTTTTCCCGATTAACAGGTCCAGTTCTTTGAACCGGTTGCGGATGTATGCATTCTCGCTTTGTAATTTTGCGTTGCGCTTCTCTGCGGCTTCCAGCTCAACACGCAGCTTCCCTACCGTTAGCGCAATTTCCTCGTTCTCCTGGTCGCGTGATTTGATGTATTGCTGGTTTCTTTCCCGTTCATCCAGCAGCGCCTGCACTACTTCAGGGTTGAAAGCTGCGATATAACGAGCGTTGTTCTCTGCGTTTTTCTGTTCGTCGAATCCTGGCCAGTCGACAATATCTCCGTGATGATTATCACCTGGTGTGTGTACGGCGTACGTGCCGTATTTGCCCGGCGAAATAAATGCGACCCATTCACCCTGTGTTGCCTTTTCTGCCGCATCACGTAGTGCCTGATAGTTAATCTTGCTCACTGGTTGCCTCCTTTGCGAAGCTTCGCCGCAAAATCAGCCGCAACCTCTTTGACCATATTGGATAGCGGAGTGCCACCTCCGAATTTTTCTGAGAACATCTCCACACCCTGTGCCCTCACTTCAGCCAGGAAAGCATCGGTGGCTGGGGTTTGTGGCATTCCTCCGTCCGTTGCGCAGATATACGCATCAGATATTTCATCCTGCTCGCCATCAAACACGTAGCAACTCTGTGCGATAAATTTATTCAGCCCCGCATTCTCTGCCGCCAGCGCCGCGCACTTGGCCTCAAGGTTATCAATCGTGATTCCAGCAGAACGACACTCCCGCAACGCCGTTTCCAGTTTTGATTCAAGTTCACCGAACTTACGCACCAGATATTCAGCGTTTGTTTCGTTAACCTTTAAATCTCGGGGGATGCATTTACCTTTCAGGAATCCATCCATCTCAATTAGTGACATTTGTTTCATTTCTTCCCACTCCGCAACATCGCATTCAGATATTTGTTGTCATTAACAGAACCGAAACTATTTCTCTTAAGCAATTCCTCTCTCGATGGCATTGGCTTTACGCGTTGGCGAATAATCATTTCTGCCGGAAGAATGCCGGGATTGTATGCAAGTCCTCTCATGATTTACTCTCCACTAACTGGTCAATAGCCATGCTAAGTGACACACCTAAAGTCTCGATATGTTGCTGAATATCCTGTAGTGTCTGCGCCTGAGATAACAGGATTTCACGGTTGCATAATTCTTTAACCAGATGCTCAAACTTGCTGTAATAACCGATACGGCTTAGTGTTTCTTTCCCTGCATTCTCGCCTTCTTTGAGAATTCCTCTTTCGCTAAGAATCAGATCGTGTTTTGTTCCGGTAATAACATATTTGCCTAGGTCTATGTTTAGCTTCATTGTTAATTACTCCATGTTAATTTATTCGTATGCCTGCTCTTTCTTCATCGAGTTTTTTTAGCTTGTATCGCATAGCTCTTACTGAATAAATTGAGCGGCAGGTTGCAATTGCTATTTCTTCTGCGGAGAACTTACCGAAAAGTGATACTTCGGCTCTTGTCCATCGTCTTCCACGAAGTCGGCTAACAATGTCAGCGCCAATCCTTGTTGCTTTCGCCATTACTGCTTTTTCAGTCCTTTCCAGTTTTTCAGCGATAACTTCAACTGGCATTGTCGCCGCTACTTCGCGTAAGAAATCGACTTCCCATTTCTCCCATGGAGTCTTTTTCATAGGCGATACCGTTATTTGATAAGAAGTGAAGGTTTCCCAACTTTGAGTTGAGCGCCGGGGATATTTATTCCTGCTTTTAGTTGGTGTTTGATTGCCAACTTGTCGGCTTTAATTGTCGTTTCAAACTCAACGTATTCAGGAGGAATGGCGCTTGAGTCGATGATTTCTACAGTTTCTGACGGTTTGCGGATTGTTACCTGGTGAATACCTGCTCGAATCTTTTTCTTGCCAACCATTTCAAGCGATGACGCTATATACGCCATAATGTTGTCAATCTTATTTTGAATTACTGCGGCTCGTTCATTTAGTGACTTTGCCTCTTCCTTGAGGCATTCAGCATAACCAGATTCATTTTTAATAATGGCAAGAAGTTGCTCTATTTTATCGGTAAATTCTCCTTCCATGCCTTCTATTGTGTCAGCAATCATCTCTGGTTCTAAATCTGAATCCATCAGCTTTGCGTATTCATTGGCAATTTCATACAGTTTGCTCACTGGCAACCTCCAGTTTCGCTTTGCATTCTGCGTAAATGGCTTGTACGTTCTGCTGCAATTTCATTCCAGATGTCAGGCGATATGCTTCTGCAAAATATCGCTTCAAATCATCCATGTTTTCTGCCTGAGCCATTTCATCACAAAGAAGTTGTGCTTTATCCGTTATTTCCTGCTGGCGTTTCCGTTCATCTTCGCGGATATCTTCCTCTGATTTGTGCGGCATAACTGGTTCAGTCCACACACCTTCTTCTTCGTTTAGTACGTGAATAGCACTATCAAGACGTGATGCCTTAGGCCAATACTTGCTTGCACGCTTTACGACCGTCTTTCGCGCCATCTCATTCCAGTGATTTACCCATGGTCCTTTATCGCTGAAGGCCGCCTTGCTTGTTTTCCTTACAGCCTCAATTTCAGCCAGACTCATCTCTTCCGTTAGATAATCACCTGCTGGCGTCTTAACTGTGCAGTAAACGCCAACGATATCACCACGATCACCGAAGGCGTTGTATTTATGGGTTGGTGCTTTATCAAGCCCGTTTGACTCATAGGTATCGTTAGCATGAACAAGTTTTGCCTGACCCCATGAGATAACACCAGACTCCATTGCAATATGGAGCAATCCCATATAACTGATATCAAGGCACACCATGCCGTCGCGCGGAACCAGATAAGCCAGTTTGCTGGCCGGGTTTAAGGTGATGCCGATCGCCGCAACATTGATGATGGCGTTCTGTGCGCTGGTTGGATTTGCCAGTGCTGTTTTAGCCAGGTAATCGTTTTTCTGGAAATACTGAATTGCAAACTGGCTTTCCTTAGCCCATGTCACCGTCTGTTTAGTCAATGCTCCGCAGAATAACTGCTCCTGCTGTTTAACGAATTCAACGATATTGCTCATGCAGCTTCTCCAAAAATGTGTCTGCGTTTGAATATTGCGAAGGCATATTCAGCCTTAACTCTTTCGGTTATTGCATCCCAGAACCATTCAGCGGCTTTTTCCTGATAGTTACAGTCATCATCTTCCAGCCAGTCGATAGCGTCCTTAGTGTGTTCATCTGGTTTATATGAGCGAAGCATTTCGCTTATTGGGTCGCAACGTTTGCAGAGGCGATCAACTTCACTGTTGATTCGTTCGTAATCTTCATCAGTAAAACTTGCGATTATTTGCGATATTTCACGCTTATCATTCAGAGTCAGAATCATCATCTTTCTCCTGTTCTTTGTGCTGATTGAGCATTTCTTTCATCTGACGAATGAATTCTTCGTCTGACCAGTTATCTGTAAAACTCATTTCCTGCGATACCACGGAAGGTTGATAGCTGATTTCATCGCTTTATTTGCTTCAAGCCACATTTTTGAATCACCAATAAATCGGGCTATTACTGCTTTGTTCTGTGCAGCACGAAGCATCTGGTGATTAATGGCTATTTCATTGCGCATAACGCCTCCAGTTGTTTCTTTGCTGCTCTGATTAATTGTTTAACTCGGCGTGATAATTCAGATTCGTGCGGGTAGAAAGCGGACATGACGCCGCTACCCGCGAGCTGAAAGTGCATCATGGGTAACTCCTTATATTTGATTGCATAACGAAAACGCCTCGAGTGAAGCGTTATTGGTATGCATATAAAAAAGCCCTCACACTGGAGGGCAAAGAAGATTTCCAATAATCAGAACAAGTCGGCTCCTGTTTAGTTACGAGCGACATTGCTCCGTGTATTCACTCGTTGGAATGAATACACAGTGCAGTGTTTATTCTGTTGTTTATGCCAAAAATAAAGGCCGACTATGTGGCCTGAAATTACTTAACCAATGATGCTGCATATTCGATAAGGTAAAGCTTTGGGGCCAGCCAAATTTTTAACCAAGTCATATTGGTTACTGCACCAATAATAAAAATCCCCCACAGAGTCAAAACTCCAACCAATGGCATGATAAGAAGATTAATATCACCTTTGCTATCCCAAACCATTGTCGGCCTGTATTTGGGATTTCCCTTCTCCCATGAATATCCTTCATTACCGATTTTACCTATCTCAACTCTTTGGCACTGCTTCTTCATAAACCAGAAAACCAGTGGGATTGTTAGAATGGCTATTAATGTTTTAATCAGACTGTCAACCATATTCCATAGCAGCAACTGATGGATAACATCAGGAATCTGTGCCTGGCTAAATGAAACAGCCGCGTCTATTCCATTACTGGCTTTTTGCAATAGTTCTACGAGAATCTTGTTTGCTTGTTCTTCCATATATCACCTAAAATAAGTGGTTTGCTGCCAAAACAATGAACCATCCGGAAATTCCAGATAGTTCATAATTCACTCTTCAATACTTCCAGCTTACTAATCGCCGAAAGATATCCGCGCTGATAGGGCATCATCATTCCTTCGAGCTTGCCACTTCTTAACTCCTCCCTGAGCAATTGTATTGCTTGATCAATAACCTCTGACTTAGCGTCCTTTATGGCTTGCTTGCGTGGCTTTGCTTTCTGCTTTGGCAGATTTCTCAAGCATGATGGAATGTATGTCTGATTCATCACTTACCTCGCTGTCAGTTGTTTTGATTTCCGGTATCCTGCCGAGTAAATGGCTACGTTTGGAAGACATACACCAGTTTCTGGTTGCTTATGTCCAAACTCATTCGCGTACACAATGGCCGCTCTCTCCAGATTGCGTCTGTATTCTTTCTGTTGCCAGATCACGTCCTGTGCCATGAACTTAATTGGCTTAGCGTCTTCTATGCGCTCAGGCGTTTCGTGAGTACCTTTAGCCTGAATCTGCGCTCTGCTTAGAGTAGGGCGGTGTAATACTTCTGAACTTATTGCTTCTTCGCGGGCCAGTACGCCGTTAGCTAATGCCTTTGCCTTTAAACGCTCACGACGACGAGAACGTGAATTGCCTTTGAACTGAGTTCTGCGTGTCATATAGACCTCCTGATGAACTTTGGTGGTGTGGTAGGTGGGAGACCCATTTCGACCTGTTTCGGCCTACTTCAATTCGGCAATAGTCCCGCAGGCCTCGCCGCTTTACGTGCGACATATTCCCGTCCATGAACCCTTCACCACACCCCAAAGTTCACTTTGGTTATTGCGCTTTGTCAGCGCCGTAGATTCATATTCGAATCGTTGTATATTCACCGCCCTGGTGAGTAGTGCGTCCTGCTGATGTGTTTAGTATCACCGCCAGTGGTATTTATGTCAACACCGCCAGAGATAATTTATCACCGCAGATGGTTATCTGTATGTTTTTTATATAGATTTATTTTTTTTGCAGGGGTGTGTGGCTTGGGAGGTGATCGAGAGATCTGAATTGCGATGTTTAGTGAGTTGTATCTATTAATTTTCAAATAAATACAATTGGTTATGTGTTTTGGGGCGAACGTGCGGCAAAGAAAACCCGGCGCTGAGGCCGGGTTGTCTCATTTTTTAGTTTGCTTTGGATTCGGTTTGTCTCTTCTTCCAATTATAAACACGCTAGTTAAAGCAACTAACTCAGCACCAAGAAGCCCGGTAGCCCAGCCATAAGCCTCGTGCTGAATCATCTTGTAAGCAATTCCTGCGAAAACAAAGACAGAAGTCATCGCAAAGATCTGTCCGAGTCGATCTCGCCAAATTGCTCCCCTCTGTCCTGCTTTGTAATACTCGTGTCTGTGTTTTTGCTCAGCCTTAGCCATGTCCATTATTTCGCGAGCGAATCCTGGAGATATTCTTTCGTACTTAGCTAATTCGTCAGCGTCTGGGAGTGGCCCTGATCTAGTGTGAGTCACCTGCATCATGATGCCAGCTAGATCTGGCCTGTCCATGAGGCGCTCAAGAACTTGAGGGTTCTTTGCGACCTCATTTATAAGCAGTTCGGTTTTACCGTCTTGAACTCGCCCTAACGGAGTTGGTTGGTTAACAAGATTTCTCGGTGCGGCGGTTTGAAGCTTTCTTTGGGATTTTTTTCTGCTCATTATCAGTTACAGCGTCTCTAACGTAACTACCTACCTTAACCCAATCTGAGTTGATAAGGTCGATGTCTGTAGCATTTGAATGATACTCGCTGTAGCTACCTGCTGGGCAAAGGTCAAGGATAGAGCCCATAGCGCTGAAAAAGTGCTTTGCAGATTTTTTCATGTGGGGTGTCCTATATGTTGTTTACTCTAATTTGAGTAATTGAAGTTTACGCAAAACCTAGCTTTCAGCAAGCAATACAGCACAAAAAATCATGTAAATTTGCGTCTATTTTTATCTACCGGAAAAATGCTCAACAACTTTAGAGAAAAAATAGCAATACCAAATCAAACCAATTGCTGCTTCGCCTCTACCCAAACGTCTCTTCAGGCCACTGACTAGCGATAACTTTCCCCACAACGGAACAACTCTCATTGCATGGGATCATTGGGTACTGTGGGTTTAGTGGTTGTAAAAACACCTGACCGCTATCCCTGATCAGTTTCTTGAAGGTAAACTCATCACCCCCAAGTCTGGCTATGCAGAAATCACCTGGCTCAACAGCCTGCTCAGGGTCAACCAGAATTAACATCCCGTCAGGAAAACTAGGTTTGGATCCTGTTGGCGCGGTCATGGAATTACCTTCAACCTCAAGCCAGAATGCAGAATCACTGGCTTTTTTGGTTGTGCTTACCCATCTCTCCGCATCACCTTTGGTAAAGGTTCTAAGCTCAGGCGAGAACATCCCGGCCTGAACATGAGAAAAAACAGGGTACTCATACTCACTTCTAAGTGACGGCTGCATACTAACCGCTTCATACATCTCGTAGATTTCTCTGGCGATTGAAGGGCTAAATTCTTCAACGCTAACGTTGAGAATTTTTGCAAGCAATGCGGCGTTATAAGCATTTAATGCATTGATGCCATTAAATAAAGCACCAACGCCTGACTGTCCCATCCCCATCTTGTCTGCGACAGATTCCTGGGATAAGCCAAGTTCATTTTTCTTTTTTTCATAAATAGCTTTAAGGCGACGTGCGTCCTCAAGCTGCTCTTGTGTTAATGGTTTCTTTTTTGCGCTCATACGTTAAATCTATCACCGCAAGGGATAAATATCTAACACCGTGCGTGTTGACTATTTTACCTCTAGCGGTGATAATGGTTGCATGTACTAAGGAGGTTGTATGGAACAACGCATAACCCTGAAAGATTATGCAATGCGCTTTGGGCAAACCAAGACAGCTAAAGATCTCGGTGTATATCAAAGCGCGATCAACAAGGCCATTCATGCAGGCCGAAATATTTTTTTAACTATAAACGCTGATGGAAGCGTTTATGCGGAAGAGGTAAAGCCCTTTCCAAGTAACAAAAAAACAACTGCATAAGTAACACCGCTCTTTTCACAATGGACATTCGTCCTACGTCGCTGACAAAGCGAGCCCCAAGATATCTGACCAACTAAGGCCATATGCGTTTCCACGCATACCTTTCAACTAACTATTCACTATTGGAAAATTAACAAATGACACAAGCAAGTTACAGCAAGCCAACACAGCGAGAAATTGATCGCGCAGAAACAGATTTACTCATCAACCTGTCAACGCTTACCCAGCGCGGTCTGGCAAAGATGATTGGCTGTCATGAATCGAAGATAAGCAGAACGGACTGGAGATTTATTGCTTCGGTCTTGTGTGCTTTCGGAATGGCATCAGACATCAGTCCGATTAGCAGGGCTTTTAAGTATGCGCTTGATGGACTCACCAATAAAAAACGCCCGGCGGCAACCGAGCGTTCTGAACAAATCCAGATGGAGTTCTGAGGTCATTACTGGATCAATCCACAGGAGTAATTATGGCAAAACGTCGTAAGAAATACCAGGAAAAAGAAGAGATTCGACACCCTGATTCACCTGAGGGATTGGTGGTAGCCGCAGCAAATAACAGGGCGTTCGCAGAGCGCCTTGTTGGTGTTTACAGACTAGCCAAAGCAGGAGTGAAACATGGGCGTCGTTAAGTTAGCTGATTACAGGCCTCAACTGGAGGTCGTGGAGCATCGCGTGGCAGAACTCGAAGATGGCTACACTCGGACTGCAAACACACTGTTAGAAGCCGCCATGCTTTCTGGGCTTACTCTACATCAGTTACTGATTGTTATGGCTGTGTGGCGCAAGACATACGGTTACAACAAAAAAATAGATTGGATCGGAAACGAACAGTTCGCTGAACTCACTGGCATGGCACCAACCAAATGCTCTACCGCCAAAAACGAGCTTATCAGAATGGGAGTTCTCATTCAGGTGGGGCGTCAAGTTGGTATGAATACAAACATTTCCGAGTGGAAAACGAAAGTTAACGGATTCGGTAAAACATTTACTAATTCGGTAAAACAAAGCTTCACCAAATCGGTAAAAAGCAATTTACCGAATCAGTCAAACACAAAAGACAATATACAAAAGACAATAAATACAAATACCCCCTTACCCCCTAACGGGGGCGGCGATGGGCAGGTTAAACCTGAACGGCGCAAGGCAGAACGAATCGACTACGAATCCTTCCTGAACGCCTACAACACCGAAGTCGGTGACAGACTGCCACACGCTGTTGCGGTCAACGAGAAACGCAAACGCCGCCTGAAGAAAATCATCCCACAACTGAAAACGCCAAACGTGGACGGTTTCAGAGCGTATGTCAGGGCGTTTGTGCATCAGGCCAAGCCGTTTTACTTCGGAGACAACGACACTGGCTGGACGGCAGATTTTGATTACCTGCTGAGGGAAGATTCGTTAACGGGAGTACGGGAAGGGAAGTTTGCAGACAGGGGGATTGCATGAGACAGGATATCGAAGCGAGCGTTATCGGTGGCCTGCTGATTGGTGGATTAACTCCAACCGCCAGCGACGTTCTGGCAACGCTGGAGCCGGAAGCGTTTTCAATTCCGCTCTACCGGAAAGCCTTCGAGGTTATCCGCAAGCAGGCGAGAAACAGAAACCTAATCGATGCGCTGATGGTTGCCGAGGCGTGCGGAGAGGAGCATTTCACGTCAATCCTGATGACCAGCAAAAACTGCCCGAGTGCCGCAAACCTGAAGGGATATGCCGGAATGGTCGCGGATAACTATCACCGCCGTCTGGTGCTGGAAATCATGGATGAAATGCGTGAACCAATTCAGAGCGGAACCATCGACGCATCGAGTCAGGCGATGGATGAGCTTGTAAAGCGTCTTTCAGCCATCAGAAAGCCCCGTGACGAGGTTAAGCCGGTACGGTTAGGGGAAATCATCACCGACTACACTGACACGCTTGACAGGCGTCTGAGGAACGGAGAAGAGTCAGATACCCTGAAGACCGGAATCGAAGAACTTGATGCCATCACCGGAGGGATGAACGCGGAAGACCTGGTGATAATCGCTGCTCGTCCTGGTATGGGGAAAACCGAGCTGGCGCTGAAGATTGCCGAAGGCGTTGCAAGCCGCGTTATTCCTGGTTCTGACGTCCGGCGCGGGGTATTGATTTTCTCAATGGAAATGAGCGCATTGCAGATTGCAGAGCGAAGCATTGCCAACGCCGGGAGGATGTCGGTTAGCGTACTGCGAAATCCTGCATCGATGGATGACGAAGGCTGGGCGCGTGTTGCTAACGGCATGAGTCAGCTTGCAGATTTGGATGTATGGGTAGTCGATGCCTCGCGGTTATCGGTAGAAGAAATTCGCTCAATCGCAGAGCGGCACAAACAGGAAAATCCAAACCTGTCACTCATCATGGCGGATTATCTTGGCCTGATTGAGAAGCCGAAAGCAGACCGCAACGACCTCGCAATTGCTCACATCTCAGGAAGCCTGAAGGCGATGGCGAAAGACCTGAAAACGCCTGTTATCTCCCTAAGTCAGCTTTCGCGCGATGTTGAGAAGCGACCAAACAAACGCCCGACAAACGCAGATTTGCGTGATTCAGGAAGCATTGAGCAGGACGCAGACTCAATCATCATGCTCTATCGGGAAGCGGTATATGACGAGAACAGTAGCGCCGCGCCATTTGCTGAAATCATCGTGACGAAAAACCGTTTTGGCTCACTTGGTACGGTTTACCAGCGGTTCTGTAACGGACACTTTGTTGCATGTGACCAGGATGAAGCCAGACAGATTTGCACAGCATCAAATGCACCTGCTGCGCGTGGCAGACGATATGCACAAGGGGCTGACGTATGACCATCTACATCACTGAGCTAATAACAGGGGCTATTTACACAGTAGCCCTTTTTTATTGGATTAAGAACGAGGGGGATCCTGATGGACACCGTTAACGGAATGTGTTCAGACGCACCGCGTGCCAAAAAATGTAAATGCGGAAAATCACCGACAATATTCGACATGGAGAACGTGTGCCAAATCTACTGCGCTAACCACGCCGCTGTGGCGGCCGCGAATTATCGCAGTGCGGTAACGGAGTGGAATAACCTGAAATCTGTTAGAGAGGGAAGTCATGAAAAAACTAACCTTTGAAATTCGATCTCCAGCACATCAGCAAAACGCTATTCACGCAGTACAGCAAATCCTTCCAGACCCAACCAAACCAATCGTAGTAACCATTCAGGAACGCAACCGCAGCTTAGACCAAAACAGGAAGCTATGGGCCTGCTTAGGTGACGTCTCTCGTCAGGTTGAATGGCATGGTCGCTGGCTGGATGCAGAAAGCTGGAAGTGTGTGTTTACCGCAGCATTAAAGCAGCAGGACGTTGTTCCTAACCTTGCCGGGAATGGCTTTGTGGTAATAGGCCAGTCAACCAGCAGGATGCGTGTAGGCGAATTTGCGGAGCTATTAGAGCTTATACAGGCATTCGGTACAGAGCGTGGCGTTAAGTGGTCAGACGAAGCGCGACTGGCTCTGGAGTGGAAAGCGAGATGGGGAGATCGGGCAGCATGATGCGATGTTATCGGTGCGGTGAATGCAAAGAAGATAACCGCTTCCGACCAAATCAACCTTACTGGAATCGATGGTGTCTCCGGTGTGAAAGAACACCAACAGGGGTGTTACCACTACCGCAGGAAAAGGAGGACGTGTGGCGAGACAGCGACGAAGTATCACCGACATAATCTGAGAAAACTGCAAATACCTTCCAACGAAACGCTCCAGAAATAAATCCAAGCCAATCCCAAAAGAATCTGACGTAAAAACCTTCAATTACACAGCTCACCTGTGGGATATCCGGTGGCTAAGACATCGTGCGAGGAAATGACAATGCTTTTAATTCAACCTGGATTTGGCCTTAGCATCAAAAAATGGCACATGTTTGGCGAGAAAGAGTCTCAACGAAAAATGGTGCTTATCAAGTTGCCATTTATCAGTATTTGTTGGCTAAACAGGGAGGCAGCAAATTATTTGTCTACATGCGCCAGAGCAGCATTTAACGACCCTGAGTGGTTTGTAGAAAACCATCACGCTGTTCGTCAGGCAAAGAGAAAGGCCAAAACGACATACATGAAGGCGTATCGAAAAGCATGGAAAGAACACCGCGATCGATACCAACAAGACATGGAAAAGCTTGAATCAGAAAACATGGAATTAAGACGAAAGCTCGGTGAAGCAAAACGAGACATTGATGCTTACAAGCGACTTTTTAATGGTGAAAGCCATGCTTAGCCCATCCCAATCCATTCAATACCAGAAAGAAAGCGTCGAGCGGGCTTTAACGTGCGCTAACTGCGGTCAGAAGCTGCATGTGCTGGAAGTTCATGTGTGTGAGCACTGCTGCGCAGAACTGATGAGCGATCCGAATAGCTCGATGCACGAGGAAGAATACGATGGCTAAACCAGCGCGAAGACGATGTAAAAACGAAGAATGTCGGGAATGGTTTCACCCTGCATTCGCTAATCAGTGGTGGTGCTCTCCAGAGTGTGGAACAAAGATAGCACTCGAACGACGAAGCAAAGAACGCGAAAAAGCGGAAAAAGCAGCAGAGAAGAAACGGCGACGAGAGGAGCAGAAACAGAAAGATAAACTTAAGATTCGAAAACTCGCCTTAAAGCCCCGCAGTTACTGGATTAAACAAGCCCAACAAGCCGTAAACGCCTTCATCAGAGAAAGAGACCGCGACTTACCATGTATCTCGTGCGGAACGCTCACGTCTGCTCAGTGGGATGCCGGGCATTACCGGACAACTGCTGCGGCACCTCAACTCCGATTTGATGAACGAAATATTCACAAGCAATGCGTGGTGTGCAACCAGCATAAAAGCGGAAATCTCGTTCCGTATCGCGTCGAACTGATTAACCGAATCGGGCAGGAAGCAGTAGACGAAATCGAATCAAACCATAACCGCCATCGCTGGACTGTCGAAGAGTGCAAGGCGATCAAGGCAGAGTACCAACAGAAACTCAAAGACCTGCGAAATAGCAGAAGTGAGGCCGCATGACGTTCTCAGTAAAAACCATTCCAGACATGCTCGTTGAAGCATACGGAAACCAGACAGAAGTAGCACGCAGACTGAAATGTAGTCGCGGTACGGTCAGAAAATACGTTGATGATAAAGACGGGAAAATGCACGCCATCGTCAACGACGTTCTTATGGTTCATCGCGGATGGAGTGAAAGAGATGCGCTATTACGAAAGAATTGATGGCAGCAAATACCGAAATATTTGGGTAGTTGGCGATCTGCACGGATGCTACACGAACCTGATGAAAAAACTGGAGACGATAGGATTCGACACCAAAAAAGACCTGCTTATCTCGGTTGGCGATTTGGTTGATCGCGGTACAGAGAACGTCGAATGTATGGAATTAATCACATTCCCCTGGTTCAGAGCTGTACGTGGAAACCATGAGCAAATGATGATTGATGGCTTATCAGAGCGTGGAAACGTTAATCACTGGCTGCTTAATGGCGGTGGCTGGTTCTTTAATCTCGATTACGACAAAGAAATTCTGGCTAAAGCTCTTGCCCATAAAGCAGAAGAACTTCCGTTAATCATCGAACTGGTGAGCAAAGGTAAAAAATATGTCATCTGCCACGCCGATTATCCTTGTGACGAATACGAATTTGGAAAGCCAGTTGATCATCAGCAGGTAATCTGGAACCGCGAACGAATCAGCAACTCACAAAACGGGATCGTGAAAGAAATTAAAGGCGCGGACACGTTCATCTTTGGTCATACGCCAGCAGTGAAACCACTCAAATTTGCCAACCAGATGTATATCGATACCGGCGCAGTGTTCTGCGGAAATCTCACATTGATTCAGGTACAGGGAGAAGGCGCGTGGGCATAAGAGAACTAAACCTCACCAAAGAACAGCATGAGTGGCTGAATGGCTGGCTTGAACTGTGGGGCGCATGGGTTTATTCAGGTCGTCTGGAAAAGCGCATGAGCAGCGTAATAGCGAAGTTCATGGAGAGCGTAGAGCCGGGAAGAGTTATGACAAGGCCAATGTGCAATGATGATGATGGAATGTTGATTTCTCAGGTCGTCGATTCCGTCATGTACATTGACAAGAAAGCCTTTGGCATCCTCCTCAGCTACTACGCTCATGGTTCATCTAAGCGAGCAATTGCATCCTACTATCACGCGACTGCAAAGCCACGCAAGATGTGTGGACGTGGTGGCGAGGGATGTAGAAAACCTTCACTGGCAACCTGTAGAAACGAAATTGACGACATCCTGAAAGCGTCGTTATTTGTTTTGTACCAGCCAATGCAAAATGCTTTCAAAATGCGTAAACGTGTTGAGAAAGTTAAGCATGTTGCTGTTAAAAGCCTTGACATGCAATTATCCATTTAGCCATAATTAGAAGGTAAGCTGCCGTTAGTGACTCTTAAGTTGCAACGGTGGCTTTTTTTATTTGGGTCAGTCGTATAAAGGTCATTACGGAAGGCTGTTAACCTTCTTATCGTGGTTCGAGCCCACGCTGTCCCGCCAAACATGCTGGTTTAGCTCCAATGGTAGAGCAGTCGCCTTGTAAGCGAATGGGTAGCGGTTCAAGTCCGTTAACCAGCACCATAACTGAGCCGTAGCCACTGGCTATCCTGAATTCATCAGTGATAGTTACGCTGCGGCCTTCTACACATGATCTTCGTGAAAGCGGGTGGCAGGAGGTCGCGCTAACAACCTCCTGCCGTTTTGCCCGTGCATATCGGTCACGAACAAATCTGATTACTAAACACAGTAGCCTGGATTTGTTCTATCAGTAATCGACCTTATTACTAATTAAATAGAGCAAATCCCCTTATTGGGGGTAAGACATGAAGATGCCAGAAAAACATGACCTGTTAGCCGCCATTCTCGCGGCAAAGGAACAAGGCATCGGGGCAATCCTTGCGTTTGCAATGGCGTACCTTCGCGGCAGATATAATGGCGGTGCGTTTACAAAAACAGTAATCGACGCAACGATGTGCGCCATTATCGCCTGGTTCATTCGTGACCTTCTCGACTTCGCCGGACTAAGTAGTAATCTCGCTTATATAACGAGCGTGTTCATCGGCTACATCGGCACTGACTCGATTGGTTCGCTTATCAAACGCTTCGCTGCTAAAAAAGCCGGAGTAGAAGATGGTGGAAATCAATAATCAACGTAAGGCGTTCCTCGATATGCTGGCGTGGTCGGAGGGAACTGATAACGGACGGCAGAAAACCAGAAATCATGGTTATGACGTCATTGTAGGCGGAGAGCTATTCACTGATTACTCCGATCACCCTCGCAAACTTGTCACGCTAAACCCCAAACTCAAATCAACAGCCGCCGGGCGCTACCAGCTTCTTTCCCGTTGGTGGGATGCCTACCGTAAGCAGCTTGGCCTGAAAGACTTCTCTCCTAAAAGCCAGGACGCTGTGGCACTGCAACAGATTAAAGAGCGTGGCGCTTTACCGATGATTGATCGCGGTGATATCCGTCAGGCTATCGATCGTTGCAGCAATATATGGGCTTCACTGCCGGGCGCTGGTTATGGTCAGTTCGAGCATAAAGTTGACAGCCTGATTGCAAAATTTAAAGAAGCAGGCGGAACGGTCAGAGAGATTGAGGTATGAGCAGAGTAACCGCGATTATCTCCGCTCTGATTATCTGCATCATCGTCTGCCTGTCATGGGCTGTTAATCATTACCGTGATAACGCCATTACCTACAAAGAGCAGCGCGATAAAAAAGTCAGTGAGCTGAAGCAGGCGACTGCCACCATTACTGACATGCAGCAGCGCCAGCGTGATGCTGATGCACTTGATGCTAAATACACGAAGGAGTTAGCTGATGCGAAAGCTGAAAATGATGCTCTTCGGCGCAAGCTTGATAATGGTGGCAGGGTGCTCGTCAAAGGAAAATGCCCTGTGCCATCCTCAGCCGAAACCTCCGGCGCCTCCGGCATGGGCAATGATGCCACCGTCGAACTCTCTCCAGTTGCTGGACGAAACGTTCTCGGTGTCCGGGACGGAATTATCCGCGACCAAACAGCACTGAGAACGCTTCAGGAATACATCAGGACGCAATGCCCTCGATGATAGCGATAATTTTACTCATCATCCTTCACATCTGGCTCTGTAGACAGGGTGGTGATCACTTCTGGAGTGAATCCAGATTAAACATCTCATTGCTGATGCTTGAAGTTAAGCATATGGCGCGCGGTAAGGGGCTGCGTTGAGATAAGAGCCAGTCATTACAAACACCAGGATTTAGCCTCGCATTCGCGGGGCTTTTTTATATCTGCAGTAAACCGCGCATCGCAGCGCGTAACAATCCCGAGTCTTTCAGAAAGCTGAGCCTGAGAACTGCCGTATATGGTGGCGACCATCTCGGGGCGGCTTTTCTGTGCGAACAGGCTCATCTTTCTAAAAGGTAAAGACGCTATGAATAATCATTCAGTTATTCCAGCCTTCGACTTCCGAGAAATGGTGCAAGCCAAAAACGGAGAGGTCGTTACCACATCCAGAAAAATTGCCAAGTACTTCGGCAAGCGGCACGGTGATGTTCTCAGGAAAATCGAGCGGGTTAAGGCTGATTGCTCGCGTGAGTTTAGCCAACGCAATTTTGCGTCGGCTGATTATATCGATGAACAGGGCAAGGTTCGCCCGATGTACAGCCTGACGAAAGATGGCTGGATCATGGTTGTGATGGGGTTCACCGGGAAAGCTGCTGCGGCAATCAAGGAGAGCTATATCGCAGCATTCAACTGGATGGCAGAGCAACTGAGCCGCCGCATGGCAATTGGCGAAGAAATGCAGCACCGCTACGCCATCAAAGAAACACGCTCAAAGCTGAAAGGCACGATCGGCAGTCGGTTAATGAACGAACGGAAGAAAGAGAAGCGTGTCCTGGCTGTCGAGCATGAATACATCTTGCAGGTGACACAGCCTGAACTGCTGATTAATTGAAGATGTTATTACAAAGCCTATCTACGGGTGGGCTTGATAATGAAACCGGGATTTATTCTGGGCAACCAGTTACGGCAGTACAGCGAAACAACCCAAGCCAGTAAGTGGGGAAATAACACTGGCAGCCACTGAAAGATGAACCTCCAGCCTTATGGCAAAAAAGATTCTTTGTGGTGGCGGACTGATGGAAAGACATCCTAATCAAGCAACCACTCCACAGGGTCATAATTATGAACGACCAGCAAATCGAAAAAGAAATCGTTGAGAAAGGCCAAACGGCACCGCGAATCACCCCGCAGCACATCGAAGACGTGATTAAAAGCGAGCATTACTTTACTGCTTATGATGGACGAAATGGTGCCATTTCCAGCAACGAATATTGTGGCAGGGAAAAACCAGAAGAAGGCGATCGTGATTTATCACCATTGAAGTTGCTCACTTTCTGCGTACTGGTGCTGAAGAATGGCTTCACCGTCACCGGAGAGAGCGCCTGTGCAAGCCCGGAAAACTTTGATGCAGAAATTGGTCGGAAGATTGCCCGGCAAAATGCTGTAAACAAAATCTGGATGCTCGAAGGTTACTTGCTGAAGCAGAAGCTAAGCGAACAGTAGTTATTACAAAAGCCATTCCCTATAGAGTGGCTTTGATAATGGCTTATACCCTACACGGGATAACTTAACTGATATCCCTTTTAACGGATAAACGGAGCCAACAATGGCAAAGCTCACAGACAAACAAGAGCTGTTTGCCCGTGAGTACCTGAAAGATTTAAACGCCACTCAGGCAGCTATCAGGGCGGGTTACAGCGAAAAAACTGCTCGCGCCACTGGTAGCGAGAACCTGTCAAAACCTGACATAGCAGATCGCATTGCTGAGCTAAAGGCTGAACGCAATGAAGAGGTAGGTATAGACGCTGCCTATGTATTGCGACGGCTGATTGAAATCGATCAGATGGACGTGCTTGACATTCTGCTTGCCAATGGCGAACTGAAGCCGATTAAAGACTGGCCTAAGGTGTGGCGTACAACGCTATCAGGAATGGATGTCGTCGAGATGGCATCAGCAGATAGTGCTGCTCTCCTGAAGAAAATCAAATGGCCTGATAAGGTTAAAAACCTTGAGTTGCTCGGGCGTCATGTTTCTGTTCAGGCGTTTAAAGACAATGTCAAAAATGAAGTGACTGGTGCTGACGGAGGACCAGTCAGAACAGAAATTACCAACTTAACGCCGGAGCAGGCTGCAGAGGCGTATAGAAAAATAATGGGCTAAGTATGCCGTTACCATTCCCCTTCGATTTTAAACATCCTGATTACCAGATGGTTTTTGAATGGCGGATGGAACGCCTACAGCGCATTCGCCAGAATCCTGAAATATTGCCTGCACTAAAACAGTTTTACCGAACTAATCCGGCTCAGTTCATCATCGACTGGGGCATGACAACGGACCCGCGTAATATTGATTATGGCCTGCCGGTGACCATTCCGTTTTTACTCTTCCCTAAGCAGGAGGAGTGGATCCACTGGATTATGGAACGCTGGGGCAATCGGGAGAATGGTATTACCGAAAAATCCCGTGAAATGGGGCTCAGTTGGACC